TTGTAGGCGTTGATCGCCACAGCGTCTGCATTCAAAACGTTGCAGCCATATCTATCACTGTTTCCAGTAATAATCGCCTGCATTGCTTTAGTCGCGAAGTAGTCGCGGAGGGACATGCCCATGTGGGTTTGCCAGTGTGTTCCATCAGCATTCTTCTCATTTACTGGGAACGCTGGTCCGCCATAATCCTTCATTTCTTCACCTTTGGGTCTTGTGCCAGTCCTCGCCAAGGAAGGGATTGATACGAACTTTTCGTTGACTCAGTGTCAGCGATTTCTGCCTTCTTATGATACCACATCCACTCTCTTCCATTCCATTTCGAATATCCATCTGCCCCGTCTCCGTAATCGCGCAGATACACACCCGGTAAGTCGGGCTTAATGTCCCCACTAATCCACGGTGTAAGTTCACTCATCTTGCACACCTTTCGATTGCTGCCCCGTCTACAGTGATGTACTCACTGAAGCAATCGCCCATGGAAGGTTTACCTGGGTTTCCGCCGCATCCGCAGAGGGTGAGCACCAGTAGAGAGATCACCATCATCTTTAAAGAGTTCACGCAATGCCTCCTGTCGAAAGTAGTGAGGGTACTTCACTTTAACTCGTTTGATAGTCTCATCGAGACCACTTGTATCCGACGCTGCGATCAGCATGATCTGTGCTTCTGCCGGTAGAACAGTGTGTAGCTGCTTCACTTAGCCTCCTGTGGGTGGTGTTGGTGCAAGTATATAGTGTGCGTGCCGTAGAGCAAATAAGATTGTATCTTTAATTAGAGTTTCATTGTTGCTTATCTACCGTGCGCGCGTACAATACATGTATGCGCACGGTGCGCAGTTATGGGGGGCAACATGATCTATGCAGACATTATGGATGTGAGTAAAGCATTTCCTTGCGGTGTAATACCCATCTCATCTACCCAATACACCCACAGAACCATCTTCGCGTTCTACAACATATTTCCGCTAGGCGCGTCTCCTAGCGAAAGAGTTTCAAAGCAAGGAGCACAAAACGCACAAGATCTTCTCATACTTTGCGCAGGATGCCTGGACGCACCATCCATGCTTCCTGTTGGAAGTATGTCTCGCAGCGAGTTCGGCTCTGTATACACGAATTTCTCACTTAGGAGTCAATGACATGGCTGTGTTTCATTTGCAAGTGTCCGGTACAAAGCCTTCCGACAAATGGTATCGTACCACATACGTACATGCTCGCAATTTGGAGCGCGCAGTGGAGATCGTTAAAGACTTTCACCTCTTCTGGCCGTTTTCAGAAGTGGTAGAAAATGTGGGTGGTGATGAAGCAACATTCGAGTGGCGAGAGCGTAAACTGCTCGCGCACTTGACCGCAGCCAACAACTTCGAAGGAGATTAACATGAATGAGCAACATAAGCAGAATCTGAAGCTTTGGGCGGAAGCTCTTCGCAGTGGAAAATACCAGCAAGCCCAGAACTCCCTAAAGACCGATGATGGGTACTGCTGTTGGGGAGTTGCTTGTGAAATTTCCGGTATCGGATTCTGGAGTCGCTGCGGTTACTTGAACTACTTTTTTGTAAGGGATAACCATGGTGATAATGGAAATTCTGGAAATCCTCCCCCAGAGATTTCTCACGTGTGGGCTGGAATGGGTGATCACTCTGGTGTTTTCGACAGGGAAGGTTTTGAGAACAGTCTGATCGAGCTGAACGATTCAGGGGAGTTTAGTTTTTCACAGATAGCCGACATTATCGAAGCCTACGCTAACGGTTGGGACATCTCTGGCCAGAGATACTTCACGAGATAACTACCTGTTTGCACAGTGTTACGGGTGCGTGTAAGCTACGGGTAGCGGTTGGGCTGGCACCTGACCGCTACCTAGCTTAAATTCCAACACTCTTCCCATTGCAGGAAGCATACGCCGTACTGATCAGTACGGCATTAGTGTACTGCAAAACCCGTACCATTGCAAGGAGGAACAATGATTCGAGAGCACATGGCGACTACGCCGCAAGCTCGTGAATCCTACGAACGTAATAGACAATACTCAATACTAGATCTCAAGCGTAGTGGCTTATCTCCGGAAGATATGTTGGCAATCTTCCCAGTGTTTCCCGTCTCAGTATCCTCCTTTGTAGAATCAGTAACCGTCCCAGCCCGATACATCATTCCTTACTTCTACAGAAATGGGGAGCCCATTGTAGATATCAATGGGTTCCCAATGATGTATCGTATCCGACAAGATTGCGAGGAACCTCGTTATGTCCAACCTTCCAAAGAGCAAATCGGAAAACTCAGCCTCCACCCCTATTTTCACCCTAAACGCTTTGTGGGAGGAGCACGACAAACGTATGCTATCGTTGAGGGAGAAAAGAAATACGTTAAATTCTGGCGAGAAACAGGTATACCTGGATGCGCTATTGGAGGCTGCTGGAACTGGAAGTGGGGAGAGGGTGAAGTACATCCTGAAATACTTGCAGACATTGAGCAATCAGGAGCTGGAACAATTCTCATCGTTGCTGATGGAGATTGGAGAAAATATAGAATTCTTACAGCTTATGGAGGCCTCGTTTCCGCGCTTAAACATAGATATCCTGATAAAGAGTTTCAAATTGTTGATCTCTCACGTACTGGCTACAAGGGAATTGATGATTACCTTGCAAATTCGGGGGACTTTGAAGTTCTGCCACGAGTTGATCTTGGAAGTGAAGTCGTTGAACCAGCAAGAGCCCTCATAGCCCGGTATGGTCTCATACCTCGTGAAACAAAGACATCAGTAAAGATATATCCTTGTGAAGCTAACTACATCGCCCTCTTGAAGCAACACCCCACATTTAGCGATGAAGAGTTATGGCTGAATGAAGACAACATGTCCATAATGTGGAACGGACATGAGTTAGCAGATAGCGACGTAGCCTTCATCACAGCACACTTCCAAAAATACCTCAGCATCCCAGAAGCTTCTTATACCGCAGTACGGAGAAGCTTGCAAGCAGTGGCGGAAGAGCGTCGCCGCAGCCCCCTTCGCGAGTGGCTAGGAAACCTAAAGTGGGACGGCAAGGCCCGCTTGAATCGAATATTCATTGATATCTGTAAGGCCGAGGACAACCCTTACTCGGAGGAGGTAGCTCGTCGATTGCTTCTTGGCAGTGTGGCGCGTGCTATGGTGCCCGGGTGTAAGTTCGACCAGTTGACCATACTCCAAGGGCCTCAGGGTTGCGGAAAAACTCGCTTTTGGTGGACCCTATTCGGTAATGGGCACGTTACTGACATCCATGGCATGGGATCTGACAAAGACTTTATGATGCAGATTAACATGCGATGGTGTACAAACTTCGAAGAACTCGATGCTTATGATCGTCGTGATGCCACACAGCTGAAAGCTATCATCACATCTCAAGAAGACATCTTCAGACCTCCATATGGGCACGCTCCAGTAAAACACAAACGGAAGACCGTTATGGTGGGGAACACCAACAAAACTGAGTTCTTGAAGGAAGATGTTAATCGGCGAGAGTTCCCCATTATTGTCGGCATGATTGATATTGACCGACTTACAGTGGAGCGTGATCAAATTTGGGCGGAAGCATATCAGCGATGGAGTAGTGGGGAGAAGTTCTGGTCAGATAATCCGTTGGAGTGGGAGATCCACAAGAATGGGTTTAAGAAAGAGAACCCATATGAGGAGCCATTGGCTGACATCTTACGGATGATGGAGGTCACGCACAGATTCAATGGCCGTCCTGTTTTGAAAGGTTCTCGGATTGTGCGTGCCCTGGAGACGCACATAAAGAGGGTCAACAATACCATATTCAGCGATGCTATGCAACGGCTGGGATGGGAAAGAGATCAAGCAAAGGGCACGATGTTGTCTCCTAAAGTGACTGTGGACCTGAAAAACTTGGACGATTTTACCCCTGGGAATCAACGGATATGGGTAAAGGTGCGCTAGGCTTTGTGCAGTGCAGCAATTTTAGGGGTTTTTGGGACGAGTTTGGAGTTTTGCGTTGGCGTTCTCCGGTAACCGAGTTAGGTGGGTTACCGGGGGTGGGGGGTAACTCGTCAAAAGCGTTTGTAAACAAGGTGGTATCCGAGTAACCTAGGGGTGGGCGTTAAGGGGTTTTGCTTAATTTTTAAGTTAGAATAGATAGGTATTATGTAAAATGCTTTTTGGCCACCCTAAGTAGTAACCTAGGTTACCGCCGGTTACCCGGTTACCGTTGGTTACCGGCGTGGGTGCCCATTGCTGCAGTGCAACATAAAAACTCCAGCCCCAAATGCGAGTTTTATGTCATTTCGATTTCGTGTGAGAAATCTGGATTTCACTGAGTCACGACGTCCGACGTTTAGATATCTTGTCATTTCGATTTCGCATGGGAATTCAAGATTCCACGACGTCGTGATTTCGGAACGTCAGACGTCGAGACGCCGTGAACGACGGACGAAAAAAGACCGACGAGGTGCGTCTCGTCGGTCTCGGGAGTCTGGGTGATCTAGATGTAGCCCAGTTCCATGACTATGGGGTAACCTCGCTCGGACGCCCATTCGCGGACGTCGCGTGGGTTGACTTCAGACCAAGTTGAGGTTGATCCGAATTTCGTGCGCAGAATGTGATCTGCGCTAGGTCCGTTCTTTTCTTCGCGAGCGAGGATGCAGAGGAACGTTCCTCCGGCTTGGTTGACTTCGAAAGCTTCTTGCTTGATCATGTGATTCCCCTATGGACTTGATTGTCCGCAAGGTACCCTGAAGTCAAGGTACCTTGCGGACAGGGGTCTTGCGACCCCTGTCCCTTCCGCTTACTCGGCAGTCTGTTCGACGATCCAGCCCCTACGCGCGCAGTACCGAACGTAGGGAATGCAGTTGTCTTTGTGGACAGTTTCGCCAAGCTTGGCGAGTTCGTCGAAGTTTGCCGGACCATCCAGCAAACGTACCCGCATGAGATCCCAATGCTTGTCGTGTGCATGCTTCGTATTGTTCTTCACACGGTATTTCTTGCCGAGCGTGAAGATGGTGGTTTTGGGTGCTGCGGTCTTCGGTGTTTCAACCTTCGGTGACACGGCAGCTGCGAGTTGTTCGCCGATGGTATTGCTTCCTGCCTTGCGTTGCTTTGCCATTTTGCTTCTCCTTGCGGTTTCCCAGCCCCTCGCTGGTACCCACATACATGCACGAGCTATGCCAGCATCGGCCATGGCGTGCTGTACGCACCCCATGTTGCCTTAGTGCGTAGATGCCTCTAGGACGGCGTATGCCCTATACAGCACGCGCGCACGGTAGGCGCAGCATACATAATGCGTGCTGCGTGGCGCGCGTGCTGTAGGCACTTATACGCAGTGGCATGGAGTATGCTTATGTGCCGCTTTTGGGCACGAGTGTACGCAATTTGCGGCACATGTAAGATTTACCGCTAAGCACATCGTGTGCCACTAGCATATCGTGTGCCAGAGTAGTGCGTAGCAATGTCTGTGCCACTAGCACAGAGTGTGCCAGGATGGCGCGTAGCACATCGCGTGCCACTAGCAATGTCTGTACCACTAGCACATCGCGTGCCAGGACGAGAGGTAAGTACGGAATGTGCCACTAGCACATCGTGTGCCATACTGCACTGCAACATGAAGCCGGCTTGGCACAGATCATGCTTGGATGACGGACGAGGGATGAAGCATAGATCGTGCCAGATCTCGATATGACGATGTGAGGTCCGGGAGGGGTCTGGTGGCGATCACGAATCGGCAGGCGGGGTGGGGTGTAGAAGTAACTACCCCTCCCATTCCCACGTTATTGATGATTTTATACCCCTACTGCTAGTATGGGTATTTGTAACTTCACTGCTAGTGTGGGTATTTGTAATTCTACTGCTGGTGTGGGCATTTATACCCCTACTGCTAGTGTGGTTACTGTGTAGTGATTGTGTAGACGCAACTGCAGTTGTGTGACGCCATACTTTGTGGTAAGCTGCCTAAATGGATGATCTAGAAGATTACAGGACCTACGAAGAGCCTATACGAGACATGACCCTTATTCTCAAAGAAGAGAATATGGATCAACAACTCACGAAACTGGCTATTTCAAACAGACCGCTCAAAATCCCGAGCAAGGGAGCGACGCGCGAAGACATACGTAATGCCATCAACACTGCGTTTGAGTTGATAGGAGGAATCCCAAGATTGGCTATCTGGGCCAACGATAACCCTGAAAAGTTCTACGCTTTGTGGTCGAAGACTAATTCTGTCCAAGCGCAGAATGTTTCAGGAAAACTCATCGTTGAGCATGTGTTAAAGCGCTCCAAACTAGACGAAGTTACGATCACACCCGATGGAAAAGTGATAGATGGCGACGACAGTTTCGATCCAGTATAATCCGCGCCACCAATTTCTACCTTTTCACGATAGAGATCAACGGTGGTCGTGTATTGTAGCTCATCGTCGCGCCGGTAAGACCGTTGCCACCATCAACGATACAGTGACTAGAGCACTGTATACGAAAAAACCGAATGCTAGATACTCCTATGTCGCACCTTACTACTCCCAAGCTAAGACTATCGCTTGGGACTATCTGCGACGGTCTACCCAAAACATCGCCATAAAACAAAAAGAAAGCGAGCTATCTGTCACCCTCCCAAATGAAGCTGTAATTCGACTGTTTGGGGCTGATAATCCGGACGCACTCCGTGGTACGTATCACGATGGGTGTGTGATGGACGAATATGGTGACATGAAGCCTTCCGTATGGTCTAAGATCATACTGCCAGCGCTCGCCGATAGACGTGGTTGGGCCACATTCATTGGTACCCCTAAGGGTAAGAATCACTTTTATAAGATTCGAGAGCGTGCGCGTACAGATCCAAGATGGTTTTACCTTGAACTTAAAGCTTCTCAGACTGGTATAATTGACGAAGAAGAATTAACTGAGTTGCGGGAGAATATGGATGAGGATGAGTACGCTCAAGAGTTTGAGTGCTCGTTTGATGCAGCACTGAAGGGGGCTATCTACGGTAAAGAGATGCGGCTTGCTGAAGAAGAGCTCCGTATTTCTAGTAATTTCAAAGCAGATCCAGATCTTCCTGTAGACCACGCATTCGACTTGGGGTATACAGACGACACGGCTACCTGGGGATGGCAAATGGCCCCAGATGGTTATGTTCTTGTCTCCGGCTATCACAACAGTTTTCAAGCTACGGACCACTATATCGAGTGGCTGTTTGGAAGACCATACCAAGTCGGAGATGTGTGGTTGCCACACGATGCGAAGGCAAAGTCGCTTCAGACTGGTAAATCTATTGTCGAACAATTCTTGGAAAGTGGTATCACCCCACGAATTGTTCCGAGTCTTTCACTGAAAGATGGTATCTCCGCCACTCGCAAAATCTTGAGATACTGTAGATTTTTACTGCCAGATTGCTATGATGGTGTTGAGGCTCTAAAGCAGTACCAGAGAGTGTTTGACGAAACTACGAAGGCGTACCAGCAGAGACCCAAACATGATTGGACCTCTCACTACTCTGACGCTTTTCGGTATTTTGGTATAGCAGCGAGACCGGTCAAAGAAATTGGGCTCGTAAAATCAGAAGAAGTAGATGAGAATGGAATGAACCTCAACGGGCTTTTTGAGCATCGTGAACTAACACTCAAGAGGGGTACTGAAAGAATATGAGCCAATACGACACGTCGTCCACTACCTCCTCCAGAATTGAGTCTCTGGAAGAGTTTGAAAACGACCCTAAAGGTATTCGTAATCGTTGGATTGCTGAAATACAACAATCTGAAAAAGAAAAAGAAGCTTTCCAGAAGCAAGGATACAAAGTCATCAAGAGGTATCTTGATGAGCGTACGGATATTGACGGTGTTGATAGGAAGTTTAACATTTTCTACGCTAACGTAGAGATTATCAAGGCTGCTCTGTATGCTGAAATCCCTACGGTTGAAGTTTCTCGCAGGTTTTCTGATCCCGATGATGATGTATCTCGAGTCGCAGCTAATATCTTGCAAAGAAACCTACAACAAGATATTGATGAGCCTCACTGTGATTTTGACGAGACAATGCGGGGTTGTATTGAAGATTATCTTCTTCCTGGTCTGTCTACTGCTTGGCTTAGAATGGAGGTAGAGACAGAGGAGCGCACCATTCCGGCCACATATGGTCCGGATGGTACGGAGTATGCTCCAGAAATGACGTATGAAGCTATTGTGGAGCAGGAAGTCTACATAGACTACGTCTTCTGGGATGATCTGCTTTGGTCTCCATGTCGTACTTGGGCTGAGCGTCGGTGGGTTGGTCGTAAGGTGCGTATGACGCGGGATAAGCTTAAGAAACGATTTGGTGATGAGCTAGGTGCCCGCATTCCGCTTGATTACAACCCTCAGTATCGTGCTGCTTCACTCAGCAATACTCCAAAGCACGAGGTATTTCTACAAGCCACGATCTATGAAATTTGGGACAAGGAGAAAAAAGAGGTTCATTGGATCTCGAAATCACACGACGAGATTCTAGATACTCGTAAAGATCCGCTGGAGATTGAGGATTTTGAACCTTGTCCTCGACCTTTGATGGCGAATACGACTACGTCCAACTGTATTCCTAAAGCTGATTTTGCCATGATGCAAGATCAGTACAATGAGTTGGATATGGTGAATAATCGTATCCAACTACTTATTCAAGCCTGTAAGGTCGTAGGGGTTTACGACAAAAATGCAGGCGCAATCCAGAGAATGCTGACGGAAGGGGTGGATAACACCCTCATCCCAGTTGACAATTGGGCGATGTTTGCCGAAAAAGGGGGTATGAAGGGTGTAATTGACTGGCTTCCTCTTGATCAAGTTGTCAAAGCTCTTGAAAGACTTGAGAAGAATCGCGAAGACATTAAACAGCAGATTTATGAGCTGACAGGTATTGCTGACATTGTTCGTGGGGCAACGAAGGCATCTGAGACGCTTGGTGCGCAAGAGATTAAAGCGAAGTTTGCTAGTATCAAGATTAAACGTCGACAAACTTCTGTGGCTGAGTTTGCAGCGAATATTTTGAGACTTAAAGCTGCAATTATCTGCAAACACTTCTCGCCAGAGATGATCATCAAACGCAGTAACATCATGCAAACCGAGGATGCTCAGTTTGCTGAGGCTGCGGTTCAACTTTTGAAAGATCATGCTTCCGCTGAATGGCTGATTAAAATCAAGCCTGGAAGTATGTCCGCTGCAGATTTTGATGGGGATAAGCAGGAAGCTTTGGAGTTGGTGGGTGTTATCTCAACTATGCTTGAGAAAGCAATACCTGTCTTTACGTCTTATCCGGTACTGGCTCCGTTCCTTGTGTCTCTGTTGAAGTTTACCGTATCTAAATTCCGAATTGGTAAAGACATAGAGTCTGCTTTGGATCTTATGCTTAAGAATGCGGTTGCGCAAGCTTCACAACCGCAGCCTCCCAAGCCTGATCCTGAAATGATTAAAGTGCAAGCACAAATCAAAGATAATGCTGCAAAAACGCAGTCTACTATCCAAGCAACTGCAATGAAGACACAAGCTGACATCGCTATGAAGGGTGCCAAGCTTAGAGCTGATATTGCGCAAAAACAACAGGAGATGGAAGGTGCGGCTAAGTCGAGTGAAGTTGACCAATTGTTGAGCCTGTTCAAAGCAGTTACAGATGCTAACATCAAGAAGCAAGCTGCTGAGAATAAGGAGGACAACGATGGCGAAGAGTAGATTTATCTACAAAAATGGTGAGGTTGTTGCTGAATTTAGAAATGATGAACTTGTAAGTGCGACTCCTGATTACTATGGTGGTGATGTACATAGTCTATTTATTGCTCCAGACCTTCCAGATGTTGTAAGTCCTATCGACGGCAGTATAATTAGGGGAAGGGCAGGTCTTAGAGAGCACTGTAGACGGCACGACGTTGTACCTACAGAGGACTTGAAAGGGTTGCCTCCTAAGCCCATGTTTCAACCTCTCAAGCACAGCGCACAAGAAAGGAGACAAATACGGGAGTATATGTCTCACCTATATGACAAACACGCAAAGAGGTAATCATGGAAATTCGTGAAGCACTTGAGAAGGCCGTTGAACAACATGTCGAGTCTGATACTGGCATACCAACCGAAGTCACAGCCACTAGCGAGGAATCTTCTGGAGCTACGGGAACTAGCGCTCAGGGAGAGGTATCCAGTTCCACGTCCACTGAATCTAGCGGAAACAGTGCCGCTAGCGACGTTGGAACTAATACTGAATCTGGAAAACAAGGAACTGAAGGAGAGTTGGTCAAGCCTAGTGGACAAAGTACTGACACTGAGGCCAGTGGAAAAGAGAAAACTGAGGGAACTACAGAGACAGGCGGAAAGCCTGTGGGAGAAGATAAAGAAAAACAAGGAGAACCTCAACAAGGTCAGGAAGATCAAGGAAGTGCACGTTTTCGGGTAGACCGTGCACCTCAGTCATGGAAAGGGGAAGCTCGGAATCAGTGGAGCGAGCTTCCTCTAGCAGCTAGGCAGGAGATTATACGTCGAGAACGTGCTGTAGATGCCGCTATGCGGGAGTCTGCTGGTGCCCGTGAGTTCTCTGTGGGGTTTCAGCGCATGGTGCAGCCTTACATGGAGCGTCTGAATCAAGCAGGTAATCCAATTCACGGGATTAAACTTCTGTTGGAAGCTGATAGGGCTCTCTCTAAAGGATCTCAACAAGAGAAAGCTCAGATGGTTGGCAAACTCATTGCTGACTACGGTGTGAATGTAGAAACTCTTGACCAAGTTCTTTCACAAGCGCCTAACCTCGCCGTTGCTGGTTCGCCTATGGTGGACGTGCTTCGAAGCGAGCTTGATAAGCGGCTTGCCCCTATCACCAGCTTTATCAATCAGCGTACTGCTGCTGACTTGAGTGTACAAGAGCATCAAGAGCAGACTTTAGAAGCTGAACTCATTGCTATGTCGAAAGACACGACTAAGTATGAGTTCTTCAATGAGGTCATGGACGATATGGCAGACCTCATGGACATGTATGCGCGCAAAGGGCTTGCACTTACGCCACAACAGGCGTATAGTAAAGCCATCACGATTCATCCAGAGATTAGCCAGATAGTCAAAGCTCGCGAGGAAGATACTCAAAAGCGTGAACTGGCTAAAAAGATGAATGAGCAAGCCTTGAAGGCTAAGGCTGGTTCAGTCTCTGTGAGTGGAGCTCCGCTCGGAAAGCCCACCACTCAAATATCTGGAAATCCTGGTGATCTACGCGGTACTTTGGTTGCAGCTTTCGATCAAGTTGCAAACGGCTCTGGGAGAATTTGATGCGCTCAACTTCACTCCTAACCCGTGCTGTAACTTCGGTTAAGCGGAAAAGCAAGCAGGATGCTGATCCGCGATATACAGAAGAGTCTCCCGAGACACCCCTCAGCAGAGTGCCACTCGGTCAGGGTAAGCCCAGTGTGACGGGTTCCCAGCCGGAGAGAATTAAACTCCCACCGGATCAAGTCACAAAGAGATGATTAACAATCTTTTGGAGCTATCATGGCTTTCGCAAACTCTGCAATCTCCGACATCATTGCGACGACAATTAAAAGTCGCACTGGCGTCATTGCAGATAACGTAACCAAGAACAACGCTGGTTTGTCGCGGATTAAGTCTCGCGGCAACGTCAAGCCGTTCTCTGGTGGTAACGTTATTCTGCAAGAAATTTCTTTTGCTGAAAACGGTAACGCGGGATGGTATTCTGGATACGAAACTCTGCCCATCGCCGCTCAAGATGTCATCAGTGCTGCACAGTATGACATCAAACAGGCGGCGTGTCCTGTAACTGTATCTGGTCTCGAACAACTTCAAAACGCTGGTAAAGAGCAGATTATTGATCTGCTCGAAAGCCGTGTCACGGTTGCTGAGTCCAGTATGGCAAACCTTCTGGCAGCAGGCTTCTACGCTGACGGTACAGGTTACGGTGGTAAGGAAATCACTGGTCTGCAAGCTCAGGTTCCTACCTCACCTACGAGTGGAACGGTTGGCGGTATCGACCGTGGTACTTGGACGTTCTGGCGTTCGAAAGTGTTTGACTGCTCTACTGATGGTGGTGCCATCGCTAGTGCGGCCAATATTCTCGGGTACATGAACCGCCTGTGGGCGCAGCTTGTCCGTGGTATGGATCGTCCTGATCTGATTATCATGGACAATACGTACTGGGGATTTTACGTTGCCGCGCTGCAAGCTCTGCAACGATTTACGTCCTCTTCGGACGCCAACGCTGGTTTCGTAAGTCTTAAGTTCATGGATGCCGACGTAGTTTTGGATGGCGGTATCGGTGGATTTATCGCTGCGAACACCATGTATATGCTGAATACTAAGTTCATGCACTGGCGTCCTCACCGTGATCGCAACATGGTCCCGCTGTCTCCCGGTCAACGATTCTCCGTTAACCAAGATGCGGCTGTTCAAATTCTTGCCTGGGCTGGGAATCTGACCTCTTCTGGTCTCCAGTTCCAAGGTAAGATGGTCGATTAAGGAGACAGCAATGTTTATTATTGGAGCTGATGTAAACGAGCGGCACACTAGTCAGGTGCGTCCGCTTGGAGCTCTGGCTCTCGTAAAAGAGACTAATGCTCCTGACCGCATCTACATGTATGTTCAGGCTACGGCCGCACATTCTGCGGGTGCAGTTGTTTTGATCTCTGGCGGTACTGAAACTGCTGGATATCAAACTACGTTGGCATCTACGACCAGCTCTGCTCCAGGAACTGGTCAAGGAAAGATGGTTGGTGTTGTGGTAGATGCTTTTGCGATTAACGAATATGGGTGGGTTCTTGTATTTGGTTCTGCACAAATTACCGTACTCGCTTCGTGTGCAGCACACACCCAATTGAACACCACGGGAACTTCCGGAGCTCTGGATGATGACGCTACCGCAGGATCTGAAGTGATTGATGGAATTGTGCTGCGAGCAGCTAACGGAGGGTCAACAGCAAACGTTAATGCGATTGTGTGTTGGCCTAAAGTCGGCCGTACTCTGTAAGATTCAAGGGGACTTAGGTCCCCTTGTTTTGGAGGGCTGTATGTCAATTCCTTTGATTGGAGTTAGTGATTCTCTAACTAACATCCAACCTATTATTGCAGCAAACTCTAAGCGTAAGCGTAAAATTTATGCTCCGTTGAAATGTTCCCTATATAGTGCTGAAGGACCTAGTGTTTCATTTTACAGAGATTCTTCAGGATCTAGACAATCTCAAGTTAGAGATTGTTATGGGTATTTGAGGACTTTACAAGCTGGAGAGGCAGCTTTTCTTGGAGCTCGTAGAGTTGAAAACATTTGTAGATTTTCTGAGTTGCTTGGATATACTGGTGCAGGAGCATGGAGCCCTGTAAATAGTGCTACCGTAGCACCAATCAATGACTCCTCTATTCCAGGACCTGATGGAGAACAAACTGGGTGGCTTTTAACTCGTGGAGCTCTGGCTAACAGCTTGCTTCGTAGTGAAAGTACAACTAATGTTCTTCGCGCTGTACGACACACGTTCTCCATATACGCTAAAAAGGTTTCCGGTGGCACAAGTGCTATGGAAATTCGCGTATATGTTCAAGGATCTATTGGAACGTACATCGATACTAAGATTGTAACTTTAACTGATTCTTGGCAAAGATTTGCAATTACTGGAACTCCAGATGGAACTAACGCATACGTCATAGGTGTGTCTCCTATAAGTTTTGCTAGTTCTTCCGCAGGTTCTTGCTATATTGCATTCCCTCAACTAGAAGAAATTATTGGGGATACGAACTACGCTCCTAGTGAGTACGTACCTAGAGATTTGAATCCCGTTAGAAAATATTGGTATGGTGCTGCTGTAGATGGTGTTCAGTACTTCGACACAGCAAAAGGAAATATTTACGACTCTAGCTCTGGTGTTGTAACTCCCGGAACAGGAGCGACTTTAGCAACTTTGAAAGGATTGTTAACTTATCCCACAAGTCTAAATCAAATTCAAACATCTGAAGATTTTTCGGGGTATTCTAAATCAGATGTTTCTATAAGTTTGACTGCTGCGTCCGCAATTGCACCCGATGGACTGAATACTGCTACGTTGTTTGATGAAGGAACTGCTGCCTCTACAGTACACAATATTCAAGTTCCAGCAACAATCACAACGGCTAATGGTCAGTCACATTGTTTCTCCGTATTCGCTAAAAAACCCACGAGTAATGGAAGAGATTGGGTTAGGTTGTTTGTTACTGATAGGGCTGGAACTAATCTTTCAGCGTACTTTAACATATCTACTGGAACAATTGGAACTGTAAGCTCTAACTGTTGGGCGTATGTTGAAACTTATGCTGATGGGTGGTATAGACTCATTTTTTCGTTTTCAGTAGGTACTGGTGCTTCTGAAGTAGTACCAAGAATTTATACTGCTAATGCAGATAATTCAGTCACATACACTGGGACGAATCAAAGAGTTTTAATTTGGGGAGCTTCTTTTTTAAGCTCTACAAGCAATGGGAGTCGTCCAGTTTCTGTCCCATACGCCAAAACGACTGCGGGATCTCAAACACACCCTGGAGCTATTGCTCTTTGGTCAGATTTAGAGGGTATTTTCGAAGGTACATCAGAAATTTCTACTTTTGCAGAATACACCCCCATGTATCTGCTGTCCCAAACTAATAAGGTTTCTTACTCTGCTGGTGGACCTTATTTAGTTTGCGACATGCCTATTCAGAATCCAGGAGCTTCCGCGGCAGTAACCGGAGCTTATCAATGGGACAGAACAGGCATAACAATTCGTCCTCCACTAAGCGGAGGAGCGGCGAATGCCAAGTTTGCTTTTGATTTTTATCAGGGGGATGTTACTGGAGCGTATAAGTGGAGAGCTAACACATATTATGCTAAAGATTCAGTAGTTGTTCCTACAGACACGCAACCAGACAACGCTAATTCTAAGAAAATGTTTATAGCTGTTGTTGGCGGTACTTCGGGCTCATCAGAACCTTCGTGGAACACTGCTTTTGTGTCTACTCCTGATACGTCTACTAACATAACTTCAGACGGTACTGTTAGATGGCAAAATAACTGGGATAATGGGCTAAGCGGCGGATGGGAGCCATACAACATGGCTGACTACCTGTATTCTAATTCCTTTTTAGAAACCATCAAACTGGCTTGGTTTATTAGCAATGATAACGACTACTTCGGTGCTTTTTGTAATGGGGTAAAGTTTTCTAGAATTACTCGCCCGGTACCGATTAATCCTAGTTACGGTGGCAACCTCAGAACTAAACCCTCTAAAATTTATTTAGGGTCTCTAGGAACTTCTAGAGGAATTCCGCCAGACACAATTCCAAGCACTATTGGTGTCTCTACTGCAGAACTTTTAGCGGTATTGACTGCTGCACACATGAATATTTCTATTTGGGAAGGTGGTGTAGACCCTAACTTTCTCGGGTATACAACCTTAGTTGGGTTGTCTGAGTGAATGCTATAATTAATATGGAATTCTAAAATGGACTTTAGTCGCACAATAGCTTCTCCAAGTAACTCCCAATTTGATTTGGGGGTTTTTGCTGCTAGAGGTCTTAGGTCTTCGTTGCTTGTTGGGGACTCTATTGCTGCTTTGGCCGAAGTCTCTCTTTCAGTTAGTTCTGCAATCAATACTGGTCAAGCATACACACAGTTTTGAGCGCTATTGCTGGAGCCGCCGGTTCCACTATTTACATCACCCCAGTCCGATAAGGAGAATTAAATGTTTTTCACTCAACAGGATCTTTCAGCAATTCAAGCTCAACCTACTGCTTTTGATGAGCCGTTCAATATGCAGGAGGATCCACGAAATAAGATGGATATTCGTCTGTTCAAACAGTTCTACAAACGTGCTGTTCTGAATCGTGTACGTTCAGCCGAGGCTGGTCGTCCAATTTTTGATGAAGTAGACTACATCCGCATTATTGTTCCCGGCTCTAAGGATATTCTTGATGTAGAGGCTGATACGCAGTACATCACTCGCTTCGCTAAAGAGTGGGAGAAGTATCAGGCGAAACAACAGGTAGCTGTCACAGGTACGCCTTTGGAAGCTTGGCCGGCTCTTGGCGTTGGTATGGTGGCGGAGCTTAAAGCGCTCAACATTTTTACGGTTGAGCAGCTTGCAAGTGTTAGTGATGGGGTTACTGGTAAACTTCAGGCCGGACAGCAGTTGAAGCAGCGAGCTCAAGCATTTCTTGATGCTGCGGTTGCCGACTCTCAAAACAGTAAGCTGACTGAGCAGCTTGAGCAACAGAATTCCATCATTGCATCGCTACAAGCGCAGGTAAACGAGCTCATGACTAAGGCTAGCGTCTCAGCAAAACCCATTGAAAAGGTTAAGTAATCATGAGGGGTACCGTTCTCGAAATAATTCAGCAAACGTCGCGTGAGCTCGGTATCCCTAAACCTACTGCGGCGTTTTCAGCTATAGATATCAGCACTCAGCAGCTTGTTGCACTGTTGAATGCTGCAGGTAGTGAGCTCATTTTGTACTACAACTGGGAAGCACTCACTTCCGAGTGGGATGTTCCTATCGTTATAGATACAGATAACTACGCGCTGCCGTCTGATTTTTCGCACCTAATCGACCAAACACAGTGGGACAGAACCAATCGTTGGCCGCTCTTGGGACCCAAGAGTGCTCAGGAGTGGCAGTGGTTGAAGGGCGGTTTGCTTTCTTCTGGCCCACGTATTCGATATAGACTTCGCGGTGAACGATTCTGGCTGCATCCGGCTCCGTCTACCGAGTTGGATATTCGGTTGGAGTACATTCGTAACACGTGGATTGAAACAGGAAATGGGTCTGGGTTGTTTGTTTCACTGATTACAAATGATGGTAATATTCCAGTTCTTGATTTTTGGCTTCTTGTAAAGTATTTGAAGTACAAGTTCTGGTCAGCCAAGGGTTTTGACACAACTTCGTACAGAGATGATTTTCTGTTGGTGTTCGATGCTTTGAGTGGTAAAGATAAGGGAGCGCCCATACTTTCGTTGTCTCCTAGATCAGCCCCTCTGTTGGTTGGCCTACACAGCATTCCCGATGGTTCTTGGAACACTGGAGCGTAGTATGTTTTTCAAGCGCAAAGCTGCCGCGCAGAAACTTGTAGCTCAGTCAATGACTACTCCAGCGCCTATCGGCGGACTTAATGTTCGTGATAGCATTGCTTTGATGCCGGAAACTGATGCTATTGTTCTTAAGAATCTGTTTCCCACCACGTATGGTTGTCTTGTACGAAAAGGATACAAGGAGCACGCTACAAATCTTCCTGGAGATGTTGGCACCCTTATGTCCTACAACTCTAGGTCTGGGACTAATGTTCTTCTTGCAGCTTCTGAAGATGAGATTTATGACATAACTACTCCGGGAGATTATTCCGCTGCCACTCCTAAATACACGGGACTTTCCAATGATTTGTGGCAGCATGTGAATTTTGCGAACTCTGCTGGCTCTCACTTGATTGCGTTCAATGGTGCGGATGACGGAATTTGGTACAATGGAACCACATACGCTCGCTTGAGTGCTGGAAATGGCATTGTCTCTGGAACGATTAATGGTGTTGATCCTGCTGATGTCATTCATTGTTGTGTGCATCAGCGTAGGGTTTGGATGATTCCCATAGACTCTACTGAGGCGTACTACCTTCCGGTAGATTCCGTCTATGGTGTTGCGGCTGCGTTTGATTTTGGACCTTGGATGAGTATGGGCGGCTATCTTGTCGCAGCCTACACATGGTCTATAGATTCCGGTACTGGTTCGGACGACCACCTAGCTGTCATAACGAGTGAAGGTCAGATTATAGTCTACAGGGGAACTGACCCTTCGGACGCGACAGCTTGGACTTTAGTTGGCGTTTACTTTCAGGGTTCTCCAGTTGGGCGTAGGTGTGGTGTGAAATACGCAGGAGACTTAGCAATTCTTACACAATTTGGATTGCTCTCACTGACCGCCTCCTTAGTCTCTACTAAGGTGGAGAACACTCCCGACACGGCTTTCACGAATAAGATTCAGCCGTTGGTTAGTGATCTAGTTACTGTGTATGGAAGTATTTCCGGATGGCAAATTCTGGTGTATCCGGGTGCGAACATGCTTATCGTGAACATACCTGTCTCAGCTACTGAGAGTTTGCAGCTAGCTATGAATACAGTCACAAAAGCATGGGGGCAATTTGAAGGTGTAAATGCTTTTTCTTGGGAACTACACTACAACGTTCCTTTTTTCGGTAGTGACGGTACTGTTTATCGTTTTTGGGAAGGCAATCGGGATGGCGCTGACTCTGCTGGTAATGGTGGAGTCAAAGTGTCTTACGAAGGTCAAACTTCTTTCAACTACTTTAAGAGTCCAGGAGTTCAAAAGCATTTCAAAATGGCGAAAGCCACCTTCATCGGTAATGCAGATCCTGGGCATTATTTCGCTGTAAACACTGATTTTGAGTTGACTACGGTTTACGGTTCATCCATTTTGTCTGGTGTTTCCAGTGGCATTTGGAATCAATCTTACTGGAATCAGTCGTATTGGGGTGGTGAAGATATAACATATAAACCGTGGGGAAGCGTTGAGGGGATAGGTACTGCTGGTTCTTTTAGGGTTAAGGGAGATGCTTCTGGAGACGTTCTGTGGGCATCTATTGATTGGATATACGAGAAATCCAGGACTGCACTACTGTGATTTTCCAAGTTGAACGCATACAGAAAATTCTCTCTGAGGTTAGAGAGCTGCATAGGGAGCACTTTGCTGAGACAGAAGTACCCTACAAAGGGGCAACATTCAACCCTGACTATAGTCAGTTCTGTGATCTTGAGTCTAGGGATGGCTTTGTGTTGTTCACTATGCGCGATGGTCATAAGCTTGTGGGCAATTTGGGGTTCCTGCTACATATTTCCAGACATACCTCTCGCCCAAGTGCTTATGAGGACTTCTACTTCGTACTGCCTGAGTATAGGAAAGGATTTTTGGCAATTCGTTTTCTCCGTTATGCCGTAGAAGTTTTGGCAAAATCAGGGTATGAAGAGATTGGCATGAGTAGTAAACTCACTGTAGATAAGGATATAGAGCCTATTCTTCAGCGTGTTGGATTTCGCCCCGTAGCTAAATTCTACCACATAGAGGGTAAAGATGTGTTGCAATCAGCCGAGCGCTCCCGCAGCGCCTGACTACACAGCCGCAGCGAAAGCCACAGCCGCAGGAGATCTTGAGGCGGCGAAATATGCGACTAAAGCTAATAGGCCAAAGCAGATAACTCCGTGGGGAACGTCCACGTGGACTCAAAATCCTGACGGTACGTGGGTTCAGGACGTAAGTCTTACTCCTGAGACACAAGATGCGCTAGACTCGCAGCAAGGTATACAGGCTGGCATGAGTCGACAAGCTTTGTCTATGTTGCCTCAAGTACAGTCGCAGACCAGCACACCGTTTGACATTAGTCAAGTTGGTGAAAGACCTGACTTGGGCTTCAGTGCCGTACAGGACATTCAAGATGCGGCTCTAAGTCGCTTACAACCTCAGATGGATCGTAGACGTAGCCTTCTAGAGAATAAATTGGCTACGCAGGGAATTACACAAGGCTCTGAAGCTTGGCAAAATGCTCAGAAAGACCTTTCATTTGCTGAAAACGACATGTGGAATCAGTCGTTGCGAGAAGCTATGTCGGCTTACGACACCATAACTTCTCGAGAAATGCAAGGTAGGCAACAAGATCTTCAAGAGCAGGCTTGGCTTCGTAGTTTGCCGATTAATGAGTTGAATGCTGTTTTGCGAGGTAACACCGTCGGGCAACCTACGTTCAGCAACTTCAGCACTCAATCAACTACTAAGGGTCCAGATCTTCTAGGTGCTGCTGGCATGCAGAACCAATCTGCGCTTGATGTATATAACCAGAAGATGGCAAGTAACGACGCCATGATGTCTGGACTCATGAGTCTAGGGGGTAGTGCTCTCGGTGCTGGTATCTACAAGTGGGGTTAATGATGGACGAACTTGACTACGATGCAGAGCAGATTTCTCTAGACAGACAACAACGTATGGCGGACTTTCTTCGCCAGCAAGGTGCATCTCCAGCCAATGGACGTATGGTAGGTAGAACTTACGTCAAAGCTAGTCCTTTTCAACACCTAGCCAATCTGGTCAACACAGCCCTCGGGTCTTATTTTGAGAAAGAGGCTGACACTAAGCGTAAGAACTTGGTGAAGTCTCAGTCAGAAGCTTTTGAACAGACTTTGTCTGACATGCCTCGCCGCAAGGTACTTACACGCAGTGTGCGTCCTGATGTTTCCGCTGGTGCTCCAGCGACTGCTCCTGGTGTAATGCCTTTGGATAAAGGCACTGTGGATGCACAGGCTTCCAGCGTTTCTCCTGTTGAGCAGTCTGAGGTTGTAAATCCTACTAGGGAAGATATGCTTCAATGGTCCGGTAAGCTGTATCGCCTCCCAATGGCGAGACAGCTAGCCACTAAATTGATGGCAGACTATTCCGGTACCCCGAAGATGGTTCCTCTGGGTCACATAGGTATTCTTAACCAAGATACTGGAGATATGACTCCATTTAAGGCTGGTGTAGACATAGAACTAGCCAAACTGGAGCAACATGCAGCGGACCTTAGGTTGCGACTAGCGGATAAAGCTCTTGATCGACAGCTTAGGGATGAGCTTAGTCAGAGGTTGATTGAGAATCAGAAGTTAATCGCTCAAATGCGACAGCCTGATTCTAGACTAACGGATGCTAGGATTGCTGCACTTGAATCTCAAGCTACACTCAACGCCAGCAAAGCTCAAAATGCTGGTAAGAAAAAGCCGATGCCTAAGTACATGGAGGAAGGGCTGCAGGGTATCGCTGATGATCACACACAACTTATAGATCAACTGCAAAATTTCAAAGATGAGTATGCGGGCATGGGTGCTCTTGGAGGAGCTAGGCGTGGTGTTGCCTCTGCCCTCGGCTCGTGGGGTTCTGAGGATATGCAAAAGATGGACGCTTGGTGGAGAGCCCAAGAGCGGTTTGATGAGCTTCCGCAAAGATACAAACTTTTTGGAGCTACACTTACCCCAAATGAGCTGAAATCTTGGCAGGGGGCAACTATTCGTCCGGGACTAAGCCCTGAGAAGGTTAGGGAATTCATCAATACCAGGATTAGCATTCTTAAGCGTAAGGGCAGTTCTATCCTTAATAAGCTTAAAACGGACGACATCTACGAAACTAGCGGCACAGAAGAGCTTTTTGGCATACGTGGACTTCCAACGTCTGAGGGCGCAGTCTCGACAAAACCCGGTGCCCCTGCGTCTGCTGTAAAGCCTGCTGACTTGTCTGGAGCTGTAATTAGAAGGGTGAAATAATGGCCGTTTACGGAATTACTCTACCGTCCGGTGGTGAGTACGAGATAGAGCACCCTAACGATGATCTTTCTAACGATCAAGTTCTTCAGATTTTGTCCAATCAGTTGTCTGCGTCCACTGGACGAATGTCCATGGCGCAGAATTCTTCTGAAAACTCTAACGTAGGTTTGGGCCGAGTTGCCGATGAACTTACTGAAGGTATTGCTCTAGGTACATCTAAGCTCGGCGCTGCTGCTAGGAGAATACTTCCTGGAGCTTTGGCTAACGCGAAGATTCCCATTCCTTTTACAGACAAAACTATCGGACTTCCCACGTCTCAAGATGTAGAGGATCTTCGTGGTGTTCGCGACAATAGTGGGTGGGCTACGACTGGAGAGGTAGCTACTGATATCGGAGCTACTATGCTCCCTCTAGCTAAAGGTACTTCTTCCGCCGCCAAAGTGCTTTCACGCATCCCTAAACTGCCTGCCATTGTTGCGGGTGTTGCGGGTGCTGGTGCTGCTGGTGCTGGTGTTGGGGCTCTGACCGACCCTGATAGTGCGAAACGTGGTGCTGCTACAGGTGCGTTGAGCTCTATGGGTGGTGAGGTTCTCGGCAGAACTCTGAGTAGGATCGTTGGAGGCATTATTAAGCCCTCAGCTGAGGCTAAAAACCTCATGGATAAGGGTATTCAGCCTACTGTGGGTCAGGCTGCCGATGACTCTATATCTAACTATCCTGTAAAGTGGCTCGAAGAGCGTGTTGCAAACACCCCAATAGTGGGCGGTGCAGTCCAGTATGCTCGCAACAGAGCTCGTAAAGGCGAGTTTATTCGCGAAGCTTTTCGTGAAGCGCTCCCTCCTGGTGGAAAATTACCTGATCTTAAGGGTACTGTGAATGCTACACTTGATCAAGTTGAGGGTCAAGTTCGCGGTAAGTATGCAGAAATTTTCAAAAATGTCAAGGTTAAAATTGATTCTGCATTCAAATCAGGTATGCGTAGTGAAGTTCTTGCACTAGGGAAAAGCGAGAACATGACTTCTGCTGAGGTGCGAGAGCTCTACGCTCCGTTGCGCACATTCCTTAAAAGACCACGCTCCGCTAGCGGCCACGCTCTGGCAGTTGATTTGTTAGAGGTTAAAGGTGCCCTAGCGGATGTTGCTCGCTCAGCTTCATCTCCCAACGTAGAGCGTGCAGCCAATAAAATGAGCTCTAAAATAGATGATTTCGTAGGCTCTCACGTCGCCTCTGGTAGTAGAGACACGTATGTCAAAACCCGTGACGCGTTCAAAAACTTGCAGAGACTCAAAGATGCTGCTTTGAAAGCTTCTTCTGAAGGTGGGCACTTTAGTCCAGATCAATTGAATGCTGTTGTGAGTAAGTATCCTAGCACTGCTAGTCTGAAGAAGTTGGCTGAGGATGGTTCCGTTGTTTTGGAGAATAGAGTTTCCAATGCTCGTTACTCAGGAAGCCCTCCTACGGGTCCAAATTTGATTAGTTCTGCTATCACTGCTGGAACTACTGCTCGTCCTGTTCAAAGAGCGTTGCTTGGTGGGTATGGCGCTCAACGATCAGCAGGAGACATTGTTCGGAGAATTACTCCTGGCTTGCGACAAGCCATGTTTGAATCTACTAAGGAATAACTATGCCTCGCGATAGTGGTGGCACCTACTCTCCTCCAACAGGAAATCCTGTTGCAGAGGATACTCTGATCGACGCTGCTTGGGCTAATGACACCGTAGCGGATCTGGGCAATGAGATGACTAACACGCTTCATAAAGATGGGCGTGTGGCTATGACTGGTCCTCTCACACTGTCTACACGTCCTTCACCTGCTGACGACGATGCTGCTACATGGGAGCAAATTCGTTTGAGGTTGGAAGAAAATTTTCCTAACTTAGGTGATCAGTTGGCTTTTCGTATTTCCGATAAGTCTGCCAACTACACAGCCACAATCACAGACTACCTTTCGGTATTGAATTTCACTGTCACCGGTAAGACGTGTACTCTTCTGCCAGCCGCTACGGCCGGAGCAGGATATTTGGTCATAGTCGCTTCCGCCACTAACGTCACGACCACTGTTGATGGTGATGGTTCTGAGACTATTAACGGAGCTGCGACCGTAAATATAGGCTCTCGTGGTCGCATGTTGCTTCTGTGTAATGGTTCTGCTTGGGTTGGCTTTCTAATTCAAGATTACCAAGCTACGAACCTAGACATACCCTACTTCACCAAGCCGACGCTAGCGTCTCCCAGAGAGACTATTTCAGCAGCATCTGCATCTGGCGCGCAAGCTTTAGATCTGGCTAACCAGACGTATTTCGCGTATACGCTTACAGGCAACGTCACATTTAGTTTTTCCAATGTGCCGTCTGCGGGGGTGGCTGTCTGTGTTACGGTTGAACTGAAACAAGACGCTACAGGAAGTAGAACAGTAACGTGGCCCGCAGGAACTACTTGGGAAGGCGGTGTAGCGCCCACACTCACGACTACGGCGAATAAAACTGACATCTTCATGCTTATGACGCGTGATGGTGGGACTACTTGGTTTGCATTCACTGCAGGACAGAACTTCTAATGCTAGCCTCGAAAGTAGGTCTCGCTGCCAACTCTAGTCGAAGAGTTCTGACTATAGAGTCTAACAAGACTAACTTCAACCTATTCACACAACTAGGCTCTCCTGCTGCTCCTAGAAATGTGGTAGTAATCATTAACTCTGGAGTTATTATTTCTTCAAACGCTGTGGGCACTCCAGCGTTTGACACTGGGAGTGGTTGGGCTTCCGGAAGTACACTCTATCTAATAAACAGAGGCTCTATCCGTGGTGCTGGCGGTGCTGGTGGAAATAGTGATGCAGTCACAGCCGATGGAGATGGTACGCCTAGCTATTCCGGGTCTCTTAACGGAGGTGCTGGTGGTGATGCCTTAAAACTCACCATTCCGACCATTATAGACAATGGTAGCGGGGAGCTTTTTGGTGGTGGCGGTGGTGGCGGTGCCTCTGCATCAGGCGTTGTGGAGGATGAGGAGGATGGTAACTCTCTGTATGGGGCTAGAGGCTCTGGTGGTGGCGGAGGTCAAGGCGGTACTGGCGGCTCCGCCGGTGCAGCGGGCACACTGTCTTACTCAACTACTCCAGCGCACCTCAACGTAAATTCCGGAGCTGACGGTACAGTTGGCAGTTCTTCTGCTGCTGGTACAGGCGGTGCTGGGAGCGAAGTGTTTTTCGTAGGGTTCACTTATATCGGCTCTGAAGCTGGTGGAAGTGGTGGTGCGTGGGGATCTGCTGGTTCTTCTGGTGGTCGTGGATACTCTAGAGTCAGCACCACTTATGTGGATCCTGAAACTGCTTTGCCGCCTCCAAGATCTGGTGGCTCTGGGGGTGCTGCCGGTAAAGCTGTCAATGTCAATGGTCAGTCTGTGACTTGGTTGAGTGGTAACGACGGTCCCACAGGTACACACGTCAAAGGTGATGTTTCTTAAAGGATAAAATGTGCAGGATAACTCGCGCCCACTTGAAGAACGTGTAGCCATTCTCGAGAACACCATGGAACAAGTCACAGTAGAACTCGCAGAAACTTTGCGTGTACTTCGTGAGAACACGGAACTCACACATAAGGTTGCCGATGATACAGAAGAACTCAGAAAAATTTGGTCAGAAATCAGGGCAGCTTTTAAGATATTCAATATCGCGTCAAGAGTTATACGATTTTTCTTCAAAATCTTACTTTTGCCGATTCTTGTGGTATATTCGACTGTATATACGTGGACGCATGGAGCGCCTCCTCCGGTCATTGTAGCTTTGATAAAGCTGTTGTCGTGAATATTTCGCCAGAGTTATTTCGACGATTGTCTGAGGTTGCCGAGTTAGATGAGGAAGATTTAACGTCTTTCGGCACTTTCGTTATCTATAACTCTGACGCTAAAAAGATAGTGGAAGCACTACGCACACTTGAGGTAATACGTAGTCTTCTCGTTTCCTCAACCGTAGAAACTCTGGACTTGAAACGATGATTATCGAGACTATATTGTCTACTGTTGTCGGTGGAGCATTCAGGCTCGCTCCAGAAGTTTTGAAATGGCTAGACCGTAAAGACGAACGAAAACATGAAGTTTTGATGCTGGAGAAGCAAAACGAATTTGAAAAGATGAAGGCTGAGTATGCACAAAAACTCGCGGAAACGCAAGCTGAAGAACGCATCACCGTTACCGATATCCAAGCTATCGTTGAGGCCACTAAAGCGCAGGCGCAGCAAACGGGAATAAAGTTCGTTGACGGATTTAACGCTTTGATTCGTCCACTTCTTGCTTTTCAGTGGCTTATATGTCTCTGGCCTTCTATTCTTGTAGCCACATTCGTACTGTCTGTTATGGACGGTACTCCTGCGCTGAAGGCACTCAGCGTATTTGGAGAAGATGAGAAGTCCCTGGCTATGTCTATCGCTGCATTCTGGCTTGTAGACAGAGCTCTACGTAAGACGAACAAATGATACCGCAAGCTATAGAGCTAGCTAAGAAGTACGAGCAGCTACACAAGAAAGTTACTACTCGTCCAGTGATTCTTGTTGTGCCGTATCTTTGTCCTGCGTCATATTGGACTATTGGGTACGGGCACCTATGCTCTAAAGAGCATCCTGCAATTACGGCAGAAGAAGCAGAAGTACTCTTACTTAAGGATTTACAGACTGCCTGGGTGCAAGCAGTTAGGCTTTGCCCTAACCTAGTCTGCCATTCAGAGCAACGCCAAGCTGCGATAATTGACTTTACCTTCAATCTGGGCGCAGGTCGATTGAAAGCATCGACACTACGAAAAAGAATATTAGCTGAGCAATGGGATCAAGTTCCAAAAGAACTTTCCCGGTGGGTGTATGGGGGAGGGAAAAAACTAAAAGGATTAGTGCTGCGAAGGGAACAAGAAGCTTTATTGTGTCAAATCTCCTGATGCGTTTCGCCTGTTGGCGTGTCAGGCTTAGGGCGGGGAGAGTTCCCCGCCCTCTTTTTCAGTGTTGTCTGCCGCTCGGGGCCAGTAGAACACGTCTTTCTTGCTCTTGTACCATCTCCCCGTAGTGTTCTAGTTCGGTTGCCTTTACAGTGTGTTCCCCTATCTTCCTAAACTCTTGGCAATGGGGATTCATACATGCAAACTTGAGCTTCAGTTCACTTTTTTCTGTATTAACCGAAAACTCTCCAAGTAACATAACTTGAAGACAACTGTGGCAGTTGTACTGTGTCGACATAGGGTACACTTTCATCAAAGCTTCCTCTTAAAAGTCCACTGTCCGCTGCACATTCTGCTCATATACCTGTAGGGTTCTTTGTACTTTGTGTATTCTTTTGCTTCTCTCCATTTCTTGGAGCAATACACGTTAGCCTTGATCAATGTATCCAGGTGTAGGGTCTGCTCCTTCGGAGCATTTGTGGGCTTTATCCGGGGAGGCTCCCACAGACACCATAAACCTTTCTCGGCAATTTTTACAACGCCACCAATCACCCTCCACCACAAAGCCTTCAGTTTCGAAACGTTCTCTAACTTCGTAATGTGGGAGTGGAGGACTAACTGCGGCGTTTGTGAAGTTATTTCCTTTTCTGATTTCTTCAAGGTATTTCTCCAAGAAATGTTGTGCTTTTTCGAGATCTTTTACACCGTTTTTCTTCTTCCAACGGGTGACGTATTTGGTTATTTGACCTTGAAAATAGTCAAGGTCATTTGCTATAACGAAATCCCAATGTTGAATCTCTCCAGCGTAGTGAGAGCCACCTACTTGCCTATCGTTAGCCGACATCTTCCTTTAACCTCATCAGGAGTTGTAGTGCTTCTGGGGACGGGTATGTGTCAAACAGAACCTTCTTAGCTGTATCGCACACACGCACATAATACCTGTTTCCTTGCATCACTTGGTGCTCGGAAAACAGCCACAATTCAAACATGTCTGCCCATTTCACGAACCCTTCTGCGAGTGGACTCAGAGTAGGTAGCAGCTTGTGTCGCTCATTCAACTTCTCTACTGCTGTCTGCTCGGCGGCTCGTAGGCTTGGAAACTCCCTCTTTGCTTGGTACGGTATGTCTCCAGTAAAATACTCGTACGCATCGTGGTATAGCGCGGCTTTCAAAATATCGACGTACTCTGGATGATCTTTTGGCAGAATCTCCAGAAGAACCACCATAACTCCCCAAGAGTGGTCAGCTACAGTCTGGGCGCTCACTGTATGCCATGCGTGCCACCGTGCCACTCTACCGGTCAACCATTTGTCGAGTACGTTCATTTAGCCTCCCTACGTTCAATCCATTGGGCGCAAGCTAGCTGCCAGTCTTTAGCGGCTATGAGTTTAGTGTACTCCATACCGTCTCCGGTCTTATGTTTTCTAGCCTCCCAAGCTTTGAACATTGGTACTGCAACATCTCTGAAAAATGGGTCGTAGTAACCAGAAGCGTTCAACGGGTCATTCATAAACATCTTCAGGTCTTCCATCCACGCCCCGAGGGGTACTCGCATCATGGGGTACGGTGAGACTTTGTCGTCCGTGTATGGGCTGTAGACTCGTACACTTTCACCCATATAGAGCTCGTAATTTGGAACATCTTTGTAGATGTGCAAATTGTTTGTTATCTGATGATAGTACCCTACAGACAATGCCAAGCTGCGAGCAATCAGTTCTTGCAGCATACTGAAGTGGACTACATTACTTCCACATGCCCCCCATATGAGGTCATTACTTCTATTACATACAGTCATGTCTAGTCTATCTTCGACTACCCTAAAGTAGATGTGCGTGTTGCACGGTAGGTCTAGGCTGGAGTTGTATGGTGCGCCATCCATTTTTGGATCCCACATACCGATGACTGCTCTGCGCGAAGTGGAGTCTTTCTTAAGCAACTCAATCACATTGAGCAGCTGATCTTGTTGGAAGTGATTCCTCCAACGATTTCCGTATGCACCATTCAATGAGTAGCCGTCATCACTATACCCTGAAAATTTAGAATTGAAGTATGCGGGCCATGCCAGGTCATTCCGTCCAGCCAGCATCCACAACGACTCCATAAAGTGGAAGAATGGGTTAGCATCCCGCTCTGGCCAGAAAAGTACTCGCTCTTCTGGACACGTATATGTGATGCACGCTGGTTCTCGCAAACACACTACGGGTCCATTGCGTGATTGCTCAGGATAGCCAAACACCTTCATTTGAATCAATGCCGCAGGTAGTGCGTCATTTACGTTTCTGCTCTGTAGTGAAATCATCCTTGCGCTCCCGGAACAACTTCCTTAGCTTGCCAATAGGTGCGAGGGTTACGCACCCACTCAGTTTCATTGTAGATATCCATGCGCTGCCCGGCATAGATTAACCCAAAACTCTCTCCTTTTCCCCCAAACGCATTGTCATACTGTACAATCTTTACAACACGAATGTTGTCTCCAGGATAGTACCCGTCTCCTGCAACAATTTCATCTGCGATTCTTTTACTGACCGTAGACATAGTCACACTCCAGGATAGGTTTGGCGAGGTTTACCTTCTTTAAGAAGTACTCGCATGTACTTATCAAATTCGCATAAGCAGTTCTGTACGTCTTGCGTACACAACTCAGGCAATACAGCGCTTGTATTGTGCGCTAAATCTACAGCATACGCAATGTTTCCATAAAACTCTTTGTCACTAAGAGCGTATGGGCTCGGTCGTCCAAGCAATCTGGCTAGCCCTCGCCTACTACCTGGTCCCGGCACTACGAACTTAAACCAATCCTCAGCCCTCCACCACTGGCTGTCTTCAGTATTCTTAAGGTCGGCGATGATTTGACCAGCCATGAACGTACCGACCCCGTTAAACGCCGTCAGACGCTGGCAAAGCGTGCCTAGGTGGGTGGGCCAACGCCCCGCACTGCACGCCCCCGCTACGGCGTTAAGAACGGTCTTTACAACGTATTGCGCCTTAGGTATGGCGTGCCCGTTGGTACTTACCACGTAGGCTGAAGTCCACACTTTGTGTCCAGATTCCTCTAGACGCACGAGCTTCCGCAAAGCTTCATCTGGATCCCACTCATACGGAAAGCCTATTTCGGAGATGGTATTTATGACGTTAGTGTATCTAGCAATAGCTGCTGCTAGTACGAGGTTCTTGTGATGTGCGTGTGGCTCCATCCATTTACGGACAAACTTAGTCACCGTATCGTCTTCTCTTCGAACATTGCAGAAACGATACTGCTGTAGAATCGTATCTGAAGTCCACGGCTTCGGCTCGTTACTGTCTTTCCGCAGCTTTATATTCCAACGCTCTAGGATCCAATGTTGGAAAAGCTTAGGTAAGTCTCTCTTATCAAGCCAGTGATGATTCATATGCTTTCTTCCATTGAATTCTTACGTCAGTACGCTCAACACCACCCCAAGCTGTCTTAGTCTTTTTCTTGACTACTGTTACAAACTCTGGATGTAGAGCTTGAAGAGCATGCGCTGCCTTCGCTTGAAGCTCAAGCGTTCTGTATGTGGAGCATCCACCGGATGCTCCACTACCGTGAGCTTGATTATGCACAAACCTGTTCACAATACAGTTGGGATATCCCTTCCGCATAAGTTGAAGCGTGATGTCAAAGTCTTCCATTACTGGGATTCGATTAAACCTGACTCCAGCATTGAGAACTTTCTCTGTATCGTAGCCCAGAACGCGCAATCCCCTAGAGTTTATGATGAAGTCATCTGTGTTGCGGTTACCACCCTCTCTAGTGGCTACGGCGATGTGACAGTGTGTGTCAAGAGCGTAGTCGCAATCTCGCAGCATAGCATCTAAATCCGCGGAGTAGGCGTTGGTGAATTTATCGGGTTCGTCTGAGCGCCTCTTAAAAAACACCAGATCATCGTCCATCATTAGCACTTTTTCGCCCCTAAACTGCTCTAAAATCCAGTGTCTAACTTCTCCTATATTAGTCAAGTCGTCAGGATGTCCAATTACTTTCGTGTTGTAGTCTCCATACTTTCCCATGTATGCCGCCCTTTGGTGTTCTGGAACTACCAAGTTGATAAAACGAGCGGCTGGCAGCACCTCTATAGTAGGCTGCTCTGAAACCCTGTTGATTGAGGGAATGGCGATGATCATGGTTCCTCCAAAAGAAACAAGGAGCTTGAAGCTCCTTGTTTGACGCTTGAGTGTGGTTAGGTTAACCTTCAGCCACAACCTGCTCAGCGGGCTCGGTCACAGGCTTTTCGGCCGATTGCTTAGCTTTCTCTTTACGCTTCCTCTCGAGCGGGGGCGGGGTGTACCCATCGATCGAGATGAAGCCGTGTTGAGAGTCGTAATACAGGTCAGCCAGATAGACACCTTTGTCCATGGCTTCTTTGCAAGTCATCCCGTCCACATATTCTGCAAACCGAATGTAAGATTTGCTCTGGGGCTGCTTGGGGTTTTCCTTGGCAACAAGAGTAATCTTTGCATCCATTGCAAACTTATTGGAGCCACGGGCTGCGCGCTTCTTACCTTCTTTCGCTTCAGTAGTGGCACCCTCCGCCTCTACACCTTCCGGTGCGGGAGCGGAAACCTTACCACGAACTTTCTTAGGCTTAACTTCTTGTTCCGGTGCGCCAGATGCTTCATCAGACATTGTATTTTCTCCTGTTTGTGGGTTAGTGGGAGCGTTTACTCCACAAGTGCGAGTATACCTAAACTCGCCAAACTATGCAAGCGTGACTTACGCTTTAAGCGCATTTGTAAGGTCGGCTTGTGTTCGACCCTTACCTTCCAGAACTCTAGCCACCTTCACATCCATAGTTCTTTCGGCTATTATCCTGTAAAGAACGACCCTAGACTCACTCTGACCTTGCCTCCAAATTCTAGCTATGACTTGATCATACAGCTCAAGGTCCCAAGAGATGCCGAACATGGCTATTCGACTACATGTTTTCTGTAGACCATCTATACCGTGTCCCATGGAAGCAGGGTGTCCGTAGATATACGGAAGTTTCCCCTGTGAAAAATCACTTATGAGGGATACCAATGCCTCGCCAGTTTTTCCAGTTATGGTTGGTCCTGGAAGCACCTTGTTGAGCCTGTCATAGTCATGTTTATACTCATAGATTATCAGCAATGGCTCCCCAGACAATTCCTCTACAAGATCAACTAGCGCGTTTATCTTTTCATCGTGTACTACTTCATAAGCGGGAGGATCGGTGTAGATAGCGCCGTTCGCTATTTGCCTACACTTGCCCCCGGCCACAGCCGCATTCGCAGCAATGATTGGCTCGCTGCCAAGTTTCACCAAGAAGTCATTTTCCATACGCTTATAAATCTCCCTGGCTTTGGGAGGGAGTGTGACAGGTATGTCCACGACTTGTAGTGTCGGCATTTTCAGCCAATCTTCAGCAGTCAACCTTAGAGTTATAGGTTTGATTTTTTCGACTATATCTTCCAACGCTCCGGATTTTGGGAGCCAGTTGTGTCCGGAGAAGTCTGGCACGAAATATGCATTTCTGAAATGGGTGATGTACCTACCGAGTGACCTCCCCAAATCGAGGATGTATATTTGACCGAACAAATCCATGATACCGTTCGGCGCTGGCGTACCTGTGAGGATCCATCTACGTGAAAACTCAACAAGTCTTCTCTTAATAGCCTTAAATCGCTCTGTGTTTGTGTGTTTGAATTTAGTGGACTCATCAATAACAAGCACGTCAGCGCCGATTTTACACCACCTCTTTTTATCAGTGTCAAAAAGCCATTTGACTGCATCAACGTTGATGATGTAGATGTCTGCATCGCACTCAAGTGCCTCCTCTTTGTCCGGCCCATGGATGATGGTGTAAGTTAGATCGCTAAACTCAGCCCATTTACGAATCTCACTCGGCCATGTGACATAGCAGACTCTCAATGGGGCGATGATTAGCATTTTCTTGGCAAACCCCTGTTTTTTCAACATAAGGAATGCTCCAAGAACAACGCTTGTTTTCCCAAGCCCAGGACACATCAGAAGACCGTGTACCGATTGTTGTAGCAACTTCACCATCGCTCTCTTCTGGTACTCATGTGGAGTCCAACTCGGCTTCGATGGTTTTGATCCCTTCATCTCTGTCATTGATGACATAAACTGTCTGCCCGTAATTTCTGAGTTGTTCATGCCGATATTCCTGCAATGGCTCCGGTTTTTCTTCCTCCGGTTTTTTGAATTCCACCCACAGAACTTTACCGTTTGGAAGTACAAGAATCCAGTCGGGCCACCCCTTTTCACCATAAGGGGTGAACCTTATCGCAAGTATACCACGTTCTCTAGCCCATTTAATTATTGGAGCCTGTACGTTTTTCGTCTCTAGTAGCGACATTTACCCCCTTTCTTTTTGGAATAGTTACACCAGAGACAGTGTTTTCCTGGGTTCGGATCGAACTTAGTGTCCTCCAATAGCTTGGAGAGCCTATTCTCGTAATAGGAGATAAGACTGGGTAATCGTTCTCTATTCTCCGATCGCTGTACTGGAAGGGCTTCAGGTTGATCGATGTATATGGCTCCAGTGAGTGCTACGTTTGCCTGAGGATATTTGAGGAGAGCCCCCATACCATAGAACATGAACTGATCAAAGTGCGATGGATAGAATTTACCACTCTTCAAATCCCACACATGGACTTGATCTCCCATCAGCTCTACAACGTCCATCTTCATAACACACCAATGCTCTTCCTTAGAAGTTACCTCCCATTTTTTATTGAAGTAAACCTCTAGTTCTGAGTGTGCTTTCCGTTCCTTAAATCCCACAAGGTACTCACTATGCGCCATACTCTCAGGCAAGTTTTCTACAGTGCCCTTTACGAAGTTCTCAGCTGTTGAATGTAGTTCAATTCCCCTTGCCGCAGCTTTTCCGGGAGGATCGGGAATACGCTGATTGTATCGTTGATCGTATGAGAATGGACATTTTTCATACCGAGTTAGTTTAGTGAAACTCCAACGAAAATCACTCATACGTAATCTCCAAGAGTGCCCCAATTGGGACCAGTGTAGCCATCAGAAAGCATTGGAACATCGAATTTGGGGGACAGCATCGCTTCCTCCAGCAGTTTCATCTCTCTAGCCACGTCCTCTTTAGGAGCCGAGACATTTACCTCGTCGTAAACAGATGTGAGAAACACTGCTGTTTCTTTCACTTTATTGTGCTCTATGAGAGCATCTTTTGTACAGTCGGCGGCACTACCTTGAATAAGATAGTTCAACAGTTTATACTCAAATCTACGGTACTTACCGTTGATTATTTTGGGGGCTTCGCAGTAATAGTGCCTCCCACCCCAAGTCCTAAGAGGCATACCAGTGGAGCCTCTGTACTTTAACTCACTCTGAAGTTTGCGTATTCCTGGAAAGGTTTCCAGGTAAGCTTCTCTAACGTCACTTGCCTCACCATAGCTAACCCCCATAGAGTCAGCCATGCTTTGCGCTCCAGCGCCATAGATAATGCTGAATGCTGTGATCTTAACGTATTTCCTAGGAAGATCTATGCCAGATTTTTCTTTGATAAGACCCCTAGCTAAATCGTGAAAATCCACTGTTGGATTTCGCTGGTACGCCGCCAGCATATCTCCCTCAGCATAGTGCGCCAAAATTCGTAGCTCTTGTTGACTATAGTCTCGTTTAAGCCACACATGCCCTTCTTCAGGAAGAAGGTATTCTTTCATCTGCGGTAGTGGAGGTAGATTTTCTGGAATCTGAAAATCAAACTCATTTGGAACATTGGTGAAGTTAGGGCTATCACAGCTTACTCGTCCTGTGCGAGTTCCAGCAGTATTCGTGTCCCCACGCGCTTGTCGCACTTGGTTCCAGTTAGGGTGCATTCTACCGTTGCATACAGAAGCCATTCTGTGCCATGGATGCATGAACACGCTTAGGCAAGTGTGTAGCGCACCCCTATAACGCAATAGCTGTCTGACCACCTCGTTAGCAATGCCTTTTTCAAGGTTGCCCTTCGCCATGGATCTACGACCGGTGGGCGTTAGAACCCAAACTCCTGCCATGCCCACTGCCTCGACAGCGTCGGCAATTTCTATGTCTTTGTTGAAGTCCAGGTTATCGTTCTTAAGAAGTTTGCGAAGCTTATCCTCAACCTCGTTGAGTGCGTTAGAGTACTTTACAAGGTCTGCATCTAATCTTGCAAAGTCAACGCGAACACCGTTTTCCTCAGCTTTCATCATTACAGGTAAAAGATTCTGTTCACGCCTATACCCAGGCAGCATCAGTTCTTTTACTTTCGGCCACAAATGCTGAAAAATACCTTCAGTACGCTCTACGTCACCGACGGCGTACCGTCCGACAAGGTCTCCCGGGGCTTCACAGATATACGCTCCCGCCGTTTTAGGGGTGGCCGCAGGTATGTGTGACAATATCCAACTATGGAGTTCGTCTTGTTCAGTTGCTGGGATCCCTAAAATCCTTTCTGCAGAGGGTTTTAGGGATAAGTTAGCCGCATGTGGGTCGTCCAAAAACATCAGGTACTGAGTGTCATGAAGACTCTCAGGTTCAACATCTACGCCAAAATATCGTTTTGCAATGCCGTAGTCGAACTTAGCGTTATGGCAGAGTACGTCCCCCCACGCACCTGAGAAAGCTTCCCTTACCGCAGCCGCCCCTTCTTCAAAAGAGCAGTTATTTTTACTCGGATGACCCCACGCAAGATACTTGCCCGGCAATCCTGCCCTCTTTAAGGCTACCCCTACTGGACGCGGTGGGAATTTAGTTGTGTTCCCATCGATAGCTTCTGATTCAAAATCAAGTGTTATCATTTATGTCCTCTTAGGTTAACTGCACCCCAAGTATACCGCAGTCGTACGCAAGAAAAAAGCCCCGAATTACTCGGGGCCAAAGGGAGGAGTACTACGAACTACGACTGCAAATCAATACTTATTCGAAGTAGGGGGCGGAGGTTCGTCTGAGGCAGGGTCATACGGAGAAGTCAACATCCGCAGAGCTTCAGTACGCCGACCATAGATTGCCCGAGCAGCTTCTTCAGCAAGATTACTCCTGGGGGCAAACATCACTTTGAATTGCGTGGTAGGGTTAATCTCGCACCGCATATTGGTGATGACCGCAAAAGGTGGCCGACGGACAGTGGCGGAGAGTTGATTGACGTAGTTTGACCAATTCTTCACACTGGTCACAGGGAGTTTCGCCAGAACAATCTCAGCTTTAGCGATACGCTCAGGTGACTCCAAATCTGCAGCCGCGATCAACGCCAACCTACGAATTTCCTTACAGGCTTTTCCGCGACCACCGTTGGTGGCGCTTTTCCACTCCAGTTTTGGACAACCAAAGCAAGACTCGCTCTGTTTTTCAGATGAGTTTTCATGGGGATCCAACTCATCTTCAACTTCAGAAATTGCGAAACAAACAGGAGCTCGTGGATTTTGTGCGTCGAAAGGCCCTTTGTAGTAGGCATTTTCGAAGACAGAGGCAACAACCACCACGTCCAAGGTATTCCCAGGGATGACTGTGTCCTGGTATTTCATGACTCCATTGCGAAATGAGAGCAACGGCATGGAGGGTTTTTCCACCGCAGCCGCAGCTTCGGCAAACTTCGCCAGCTCTTCATTCCACGGAACAACTGCATTCTCCACTTTCTGTTCAGCTTTTGCCATTTTGAGCCTTAGGTTTTGAAAAACTAAAATCAAAAAGTTCCACGGTAGTTACACCTGGAACCACTTGTCCATCATCCCACTGTTCTCTTACAGTCTCCTCCGTAACTCGTTTATGAAGAAATGCGAAATTCTTTGTTTCCAAAATGTGGGCGTAAAGCAGATCCCAATCTACAACATTGGGCTTCACTTTAGAAGTGAGGGTGATGATGGCTTTTGTTCCGCCGAGTGCGCTCAAGTGCTCTTCCCTAAACTTGTCAAGCAAAAAAGCCTTGAGCTCTACCTCCTCAGCCTTAAGTCTAGCTGCTGCACGGTCAGCCTCTAGACGTTTTTGACGTACTTCGTAGTACTCGTCAACCAAATCTACATTGCTTTTATCTGCCATTTAGTCCTCAGAGTTAAAGCCCGTGCGCCCATCTACCGTAGGGGGGCGGTAGCTTGCCTATTGCAAGCAGCGCACGGGCTAGGTGCCATACTACGCGCGTCTACAAGGCCCTGCAAGCGTGATTTACACGCTACACCGGCCACACGTAGGGGAGGTTAATCGGTACAAGCGGCCATAGATCAGCGTAGTGCTGTGGGAGTTTTCTCACTAGATTGCTTTTGTGAGAAAGGTGAAAAGCTTCATCACCATACCACGGCGGAAGCGTATACAGCCCTCCGACAGAACACGCGCTAAACTGTTCGAACAATGAATCTTCGTAGCCTCTGTAGATCCAATCTTCGCAAATAGCTTTTGAGTAGACAAGCAGTGCCTGCTCGTACCCTTTCCACATACGAACTGCGGGGTGGTTTCTCCACCCTGACTCACCCTCCACTGGACCGCCTACAGGCACGCCTAGTGCCCGTAGGATTTGTTTACACTCAATTCGCTGCTTGCCCAGACGCTTGTAGTCTAGGCAAGCAGCACTCTCCTCAAAATCAGCGTATGGAAGAAAAGTTTGCATGAGCGTTAGATTTCTTTATTGGGGTCGTCAGCAACTTCCGTTACTTTGGAGTAATCAATAGCTTCCACCACTTCGGTCATAACTGGAGCAGGCAATGCCTCTTGTTTGTGCAGGAAATACTGCGCACGAACTGAATCCAATTTTCCTGTGATGTGCTCCAAACAAGCATCGAGCACAATATCAAGGAGCTTCCTAGCTTGCTCGTGGGTCAGCTTGATCTCCAACTTTGAGTCATTTCCAGCAAGCTTTATCCCACCTTTCAGCTCTGTTTCCCAGTCAAAGTGGTGTATGGTAAGATTCTCAACACGTATCATGTTCGTAACCATCAACTAGCTCCTTCCTTGTAAATTTTGTCCAGAGACTGGTTAAGCCAAGCCCCATGCGGACCCCAATTTAAGATTTCTTCACGTATCTCAGTATTTTCTGTCGGCTCTGCTAGTTCTTGGATAATTTCCTCTCTGAAAGACTTGCGGTTTTGGATTAGAATTTGTACGTTAGAGATCGCCTGACCATACGTCTCTGTTTTCACTTTCTTTAGATCTACTCCAAACTCTTTCTCCATGTGACCCAATATTTTCTCCAGGGTCAGAAATGCTGCGCGGATTGTGTTCATGCTTGTAGCTCCAGAATTTAAGCACCAGCCAAACTATTGAAATTGCCCATACAACTATGATAGCAACTCCAAGCCAGAAAAGCAAGTTTGATGTGCTCATGTTACCCCTTCCTAGGTGTACATCTTATTTCGTTAAACCGAACAAATTCTTGAAAAACAGGACACTCTTGATGAGATTCTTGTCCTTCAACAACTTGACAGGTATGGTCACTGTACAAATTGCATACTTCGCAATCTGCGCAGTGACCATAAAACTCACGCCAATGCTTCACTACAACCCATTTACCGGTGCACTTTCCACCAGAGAATCGGTGGGGAAACTTGTACGCTCTGCAACGACATGTCCACTCGCCTTTTCTTTTGCGCCGTACACCCATAGCCCAAGTGTACGTAAATCTAACGGTCTGTATGTACTCTCCAATCTTCTGAATCATTCATGTTGCTTCCTTAACAAGAACTTCTAGAATCTTAACCATCGAGAGAAAGGCGTTCCGCTCTGCAGTGACGGCGGTGAGCTCGCGCTCCAACTCTTGCACTCTGTCGTGCAGTGGTGGAGCTGTGAATCGTTCAGGGAATGCCTTCAGATACTCACCTACAGCTTCTGCTATGGGGTAGCACTTATGTTCTGCCCCAACGATTAACGTTTCGGACCGTGTCGTCAGCCATCCGGCGAATTCGTAGATGTCGGTGGGCGAAAATCGATAGATCACTTTTACTTCATCCGTCTTTGACATATCGCTATTTGCTCCACTATCGCAGTTGAAGTTAACCTTGGCCATCAATAACCCCCTCTAGTCAACCGGTGCCGAAGTAGCGTTGTGCGTCAAACCTCGAACGCCACCGCTGCTGCGAAGCTCACCTTGAAGCCGCTCGCGTTGCGGTGCCCGCCGCCCCCGTACTGCTTCGCCACTTCGGAGACATCAACGCCTTCGTCGTTCGAGCGCAGGCTAAAAACCCGGCCTTCCGGCGTGTCCCAATAGCAGGCGGCGAACGGGCGGCCCTTTGCCATCTCGTGCCCGGCGTCGCT